AAGCCATAGCAGCCTAATACCCGGCCCATCCCATGAGGGCCAGCAATCGTCCAGGCTTTTTCTTCGCCTCTGTCTTTGTAACGCACTTTTTGGGCTTCTGTTCCACCTTTGGCTTTGGCGCAGCAGGATTAGCCAGTTTCCGCTCCTGCTTCTTCTTCTCCCGATACTTACGCTCACGATTCAAGCGTTTCTCTTTGGATTCGGGAGACTCGTATTTGTCGGCACCACTCGCCCGACGCTTCTTTCGGTTAGCCTCCCATCTACTCTTTACCTGCGACTCAAATTCAGGATCAGCGGCCATGCGCTGTTTTAGCCTGGCGTATCTTCTTTCGTGGTTGGCTTTGGACCACTCTCTCTGATACTGCCTTTTCTTCTCCAGCCGGGCTTCAATTTGCTCATCGGTCAAGACAATCTTACGAGTCATGGCAGTCTAGCAGCCCCAATATCCGCTGTGAGCGCGACGGTTCTTTGCCTTTTCCTTTAAGGCTATAATTCTATCAGCTTCATCGCCGCCAGCCTCAACGATCTTTTTAATCCGATGGTATCCATGCAAGATCGTCGTATGATCCTTGCCTCCCATGCGACGGCCAATGTCAGGATAGCTCAGGCTTGTCGCTTCTTTGGCTACATAGAAAACAACATGCCTGGCATACGACATTTTGGGAGAACGCCTTGATCCCTTGATGTCATCGTAGGAGATGCCATACTCCGACTCTACCTCACGGATGATGCTGTCCAGATATCTGAACGGAGCCCATGGGAACTGGGCGTCCATTAACTCAGGAGGCGATTCGTTCCTTCCTCTCAAGCCACGCCAGTTTGAGCTTGTGATATAATATATCTTTGTTTTTTCCCGATTATTGTCCTGAGATTCCATTCTCCTGTCCCGAAGGATTTTGTTGATCTTTAAGGCAAGCGGAGAATTTGAGCGGTAATAGTACATGTTCATGGCTTACTCTCTTACGCTTGATGATATCAAAACAGACTCATCTGGCCGATAGCTTCGGCATATACCCTGGCGATCTCTTCCCGCTCCTTGCGCTTTTTCAGAAGTTCTTCCTTGGCCACAATGCGAGCCACGACTTCATCAAGAGCGCCAACGTCGAAGCCATTGGATTTGGCCTCCGATTTAACATCTGACAGGAACTCGGCGAGCTGGCGCTGTTCCATCTTTAGCTTAACCAGACGGTCAATGTAGCTTTGAAGTGTTTTATTATCCATTGCCCTTCTCTCCCTTCAGCGCGGCGCGGGCCTCATCTCGTCCCTGTGCAAGGCCTGCCATGTAGGCAACCGTCAAATCATCCTCGATATCTTTTAGCGCCTCTATCAGCCTTGCCTGCGCTTCAAGCGCGTCGGCAGCTCTTCGCTTGATGACAGCATCCTCCGGGTATTCGTCCTCAAGCCGCGCCTGCTCGCGCAACTCCTCGATAAGTTCGCTGTAGTCAGTCATCACTTCTCTCCATATGCGGGTTTGCGTATAAAATTTAGATATACGCGCTCGCGTATTCAGTCGTCTTCCTGATCCCACATTTTGTAGCGTCCGCTATTTCCCGTCCGATCGCCCATAAGCGCCAGCACGATCCGCACCAGACACATTCCAACGGTGTAGACGCCGATGGCTGTGAAAATATGGACGATCATCCTACGCCCCCACCAGTGCTTTGGAACAAATACCAAAGGCTTATGTAAATGCCGATAAACGCAATAATCGCAAAAATGGCTTTGAGCATGGCGTCACCCTTTTGTTCTGACAATATTGTGGACATTTGGGAGATGGCTTGTTCTTACAGGTAACTCTATTTCCTATACCACGAAGGCTAGGTGTCGTAAATAGGTTTGACCGGCTTTTTGTAGGTCGCTCTCTCGCCAATGTCGGCAAGGATATCTTCCTGACGATGCAGAAAGCCGCGCTTCCTGAGATAGTTCAGCGCCTGTGTAGTAGAGTCCACAGCGTCGTCATGCCTGCCCTTCGGGAACATCTCGCACTGGGTGATGACCTTATCAGCCCAGTCCCGATCCGGAGCCCAGACCTGGCCATTCGAGAATGTAGCCTGGGCGGCATAGGCTCTGGCGACCTTGTCCGCGCTGCCGGGATTGATCAACTGAACCGACCAGTTCGTCGTCCGGTTCAATCTCTTGATCTCATCCGCGACAGTCATGCCGTTGGCCTTCGCCTCGATCAGCAGCAGGTCAACCTTGAACTGGTTGCACATATGCGTGACCCACTCGACCAGACCCCATGCAGCCCTCTGCCTGATTCTGAAAGCGGCCTCAGTCTCTCCGGGCTCCCGCAATACATTCGAGCCATGAACCTGCAAGCGCATCTCCTTTGCGTGCATCAGCATGGCGCATGGGATCGTATCCCTGTCGTCAATCAGGTCGATGCGCTCGCCCTTGACGGAGAGAATGGATTTTGCCGCTGAGCCGCCGCGCTGCCAGATTCCCCAGATCGTCAGATAGCTGGCGTCGTTCTCCTGCTTCTCGGTATAGGCAGTGTCCAGCGAGGCGACGATGTAATCCATATCCGGATAGGTCATGCCGCTGTTCAGTCCCTGAGCTGCGGCTTCGTTGTCGTCGTAAAGCTGCCACCAGGATCGCTGGATAATGCCGCCTCCTCTGGGAGATGGGCGCTGCTGGAACTGGCCGGCAGTGGCGAACGGCCCCATAACCCTTTTGTCCCGTTCGACAACCTCACGCGGGAATCGATCCGGGAATAGTAGCTCGCCCTCTTCCTCACGCGGATCTACAAAGCCTATGCTGGTCTCGCATCGCCGGTCTTCTTCGAATTCCATCGGCAGGCAGAGATGCTCATACCCAAGCTGCTTATCAATGATTACGCCAGATACATCGCCCTCATTGAGGCGCTGCATAATGACAACAATCGACGACGTTTCGGGATTGTTCAAGCGAGTCGGAACGGCCTCAAGAAACCATTCAATCGTAGAATTGCGCATGGCCTCAGACGCAGCGCCCTCGACAGAATGCGGATCGTCAATGATAACGATGTCGCCTCTGGAGCCAGTGATCGAGCCAGCAGCCACAGCCTCTCTAAAGCCTGTCGCTTTATTCTCGAATTTGGTCTTGGCGTTCTGGTCGCCGGTAAGAATGATCTTGTCGCCCCATCGAGCCTGATACCAATCGCTTTGGACAAGCCGACGCATTTTTGTCGAATCGCGAATAGCCAGACTTTGCGTATGGGATGCGCACAAAAACCGCAGATGCGGATCCTTCGCCCAACACCAACTCGGAAAGAACACAGATGTCAAAAGCGATTTAGAAAACCCAGGAGGAACATTTATAAGTAAACGATTGATTTCTCCATAATAAACGGCCTCAAGATGTTCGCAAATGGCATTCATATGCCATCCCCATATCAAATTGTTTCCGGGCTCAATATTGGGCCATGCTTTCTTGACAAAGTGAACAAACGAGGCTTCGCATTGGCGGCGCGATTTTTCAATCAAAGCTTCCGCTAAGGTTTCCCGTTTGCTCCGCGATAAAGTCGTCAAGCTCATCGTCTGACATGCCTTTGAAATTCACGCTTAATGAACCGGAATGCTCCATGTGAACAGGCTCTTTCCAGCCCATCCGGGTCTTTGACCAGAATATAGCAGCCGTCGTAGCCTTAAAGTCATCCTTGGTGGCCTGGCGGAATAGATTAGCCGCGACCTTGGCATTGGCCTTGATCATAGCCTTGTCCAATTCCTCGCGGAAATATTTCCTCAAGGTTTTAGGATCTATATCCAGAACCGTGCATATCTGAGCCTGAGGCATTCCGAAGCTGGACATGGCCTCAACCATCTTCCGGTTTTCTTCCGTCGGCTTGAAGGGAGGCATTCCCGGTTTCTTTACTTTCTGATCGTTGGACATGATTTTTTTTCGCCTTCAAATTATTAAAAGACTCTCCATTAGATTCCAGATGAGCTTCTTTTCCCGTGAAATTCTGCCATCTTTCCACACAGATGTCTACATAGGCCGGACTGATTTCAATACCTCGGCATTCTCGACCTAATTTCTCAGCAGCAATCATCGTTGTTCCCGTTCCCATAAAACAATCGACCACGCCTCTGCATCTGTTTACAAGATCCCCAACTATGTATTCTGGCAAATGCACAGGAAATGTAGCGCCATGAACGCTGGCAAATTCATTATTCCGCTGCGGCGGCGCGTTATATACGTTGCTGAATTTTCCCTGCCAGGAAGAATATGGTATTGATCTAGATGCGTTTTCCTTATTTGAGAATAAAAATATCCATTCATAACGACTCGACATCACACCTTTAGCCATCGGTGGTGCTGCATGGCCCTTATCCCAAGTGACTATGTCAATAAGATTTGTCGCCCATTTGCCCATCCACTCAATTATTGGCCTTTTTGAATTAGCCAACGGCTGGACATTTATAACAGATAGATCAACAAATGTCATAGAAGTAGAAAGTATTGAATCTAATAGGCAAAAATATTCGTTAGATGACACATTATCTGTGTAATCACCGTAAGCGTTGCCATTCTTGCTTATGGACTTATTGCCGCTTAATTTTGCCCCACTACCAAGATTGTAAGGTGGAGAAGTAAAAAGAATGAATCCATGGCTTACTTTTAAAGTATTCCAGTCATTAACATTGGTGGCATCTCCACATACCAACCTATGATTCCCAAGAATCCAAACATCGCCAAGAACGCTAACCGGTTCAGCAGGCGGTTCGGGCGTTTCATCGGGATCCGTTAAACCTTCCGTTTTCTCCGCCAGCAGGATTGCCAGTTCATCAGGGCCAAACCCGGTCAAGTCCAGGTTAAAGTCCATCTCAGAGAGATCGGACAATTCGATCTTGAGCATTTCCGTGTCCCAGCCGGCGTTTAGCGCCAGTTTATTGTCAGCCAGAACGTAAGCCTTTTTCTGGGCATCAGACCAGCCAGACGCGACCATCACGGGAATCTCGCCGATCCCGAGCTTCTTGGCAGCCATGACACGACCATGGCCAGCGATCAAACCGCCTTCCTCGTCAATCAGAACAGGCGTTGTCCAGCCCCACTCCCGAATGCTCGCCGCGATCTGGTCAATCTGCTCAGGAGAATGCGTTCTGGCGTTCCTCGCATAAGGCACTAACTTATTGACTTCTCTTCTTTCTACCTTATCAGCAGGCCAAATCTTTTTCATGATCGGGAAATTCCTTTTTTGGGCACTTT